TGCACGTGATGTTTTTTGTATTTTGCTTTTGGTTTACTACTAGAACTAACTTTAGAATACTTTGTAGATTTAGATGGCATCAAAGTACTCCTTGCTTGGTACTACTTTTCCTAAACTTTCTTTTCCAGCATAATCTTTTGTAGCGTGGCTAGTAGATATGATTCCTCCGGAAGAGGCATTAGTGCCGGTCATTACTCGATCTACACGTACTCCGGTTTCTAATGAATCGTCAGAAAGATTTGGAGTAAATCTAAAGCAAGTACCAACTTGTCGTTCTTCTTTTGTTAATCCATCTACGTATCTAAAGTATGGAGCTTTAGCTTTTTTATCCTGATAAATTTTATCTTTAGATACAAAAAATACGGTGGTGTTTTCTGTTCTTAAAGCAAAACCGGTTTGCTTTGCAAGGCGTCTCATTATTTGCCAATCGGTTTGTCCAGCTTGGACAATAGATTCTCGTAGGCGGGGATGCCGTTGAGTTACGGCGGTCATGCCCCTTTTCTTAGCAATTTTTGTTATCACCTGATCAGCCGTTACTTTTTTAAATACAACTTGATCACTGTCTTTTAGCACTGCTGATGCAGATACGCACCATATCTCAGTAACGTGTGCTTTTACTGTTGACACCGGGTTTATTTGATAGACGTATCCTTGGAATGTAGAGTTTGTTCCTGCGCTATCATATTTAAACTCTACTGGATCAGAAGATACAATGCTGATGTTATCGGCTTCAGACTTACCTTTAAAGGTAAGAACTAAGATATCGTGTGCTTCTTGTTCTTGATAAAGATCTGCGCTTATAAGTATTAGGTCAAGCTCTGGAGTCTTTGGAAATTTTACAGAGAAATCTGAAAGCCAAGGAGAAGCCGAGGACTCAAATTGAAAGACCTCTGAAGCCGTGGATAGGTTATCTATTGACATACGGGATCCTAATAACGGTTCCTGGCTCAATATCAAACGGGTCTGTTATTGTCGGGTTTATCTCCAGTATCTTCCACCACAGCACCGAGTTAAGCAGATGCTTATCGGCTAAGGCTCCTAGGCTATCTCCAAACACCCAGGTGTAATCAAAGAAGCTAATGTTACCTAACTCTTCAAACTCTCTGTAAACAGCAATGTCATAGTTGCCTGTAGATTTATTTTCAAGCTGAGCTAAAGGCCCAGTAAAGTATCTAGAACGACGCGTTATGTTACTCATTGACTTGGCTGCTCACCTTCTTTTTCAACGTTAGCAGTGCGTACCTTCTTCTTCTTATCAGACCAGGCTTGTTGTACTTTCTCGTCGGTATCGCTAATAACTGGGTACCTAATAAACTGAAGGTCTACAATAGAAAACATAGGGATCATTTGTTCGCTAAATATAACGTGGTTTACGTTTAAAGACGCAAGCGATACCTTGTACCTCATATTAGGGTGGATTTTTAACCATACCGGAGTTCCAGTTATATAACCAAAGTCAGCAGTTTTAGGTTTTGAACCACCCTCGCTATAGCTTAGTAAAGTTCCAGAGCTTTCTTTTGGATCGCCGTTTACTACTCTATATAAAAACTCTAGATCATACTCGGTGCCTCTATGTAGAATTCCTTCAACTTCTTGCGCAGTTAACCCTCTAGGATAGTTTTTTGAGTAGGGTTGATTCTTACCCTTTAATGGAGCAAGCTCAGTCATGTCTACTACTCGGTTTAGGTATAGCTGAACACTCACGCTAAAGCTTCCACCAATATAGTTGGCTGGATCGTGTGTTGCCAATATCCAGTCAATAGAGGTATCCATTTGAGTACCATAAGAGACGTAGGTAGGGTTGTATATAAACCTAAATCCCCAAGGTTTTTTTGTATCCGCATTTAATGCTTTAGCTGTTTGCGTATCTTGAAAGAGCATTCCTAAGACACCTTTTTCTGAAGTCTCTTCATATAAAAGATCCTTTTTACCTGGAACAACAAAACTTGCTCTACGAGTTGTTTTAGTATCTTTTAGGTATTGATCTTTTATTTTTGCCCAGTGGGACGGACTTCTAGTGTAAAAATGGTTGGGGGGATTAGTCCTAGAGTAGTCTTTAAAATCTTCTGGTCTTCCCCTATCAAAATCAGGTTCTTCTGAAGGTCCACCATCTTCAGCTTCTTTACAGGTGTTGTTCCTAATTTCAGTTAATCTTGTTCTTGCCACTCTTCCGTGGTCTACCCCGTCGGGTCCAGGCACTCCCACCCTACTGTCATAGCCAATATAAATAGTTTGCACATTTTGTTTTAATACTGCGGGGCTCATATTGTCAGCATCTAGGGGGTAATATCGTAAAGACCAATTTACAGCGTTTGGTTTGATATCCAATTCTTTAATTACAGCAGCCCATCGATTGGGGGTAGAGCACCTATCTAATGCAATTAGTTCTTCCTGGTACGCCTCTTGTTTTACAATTTTTGGTATAGATGTGGTTTTGGATATAGCGTTAGTAAAACTTATGCCAGTAACATATGTACTACTGTGAGGAAGAACTTCTCTATCCTCGTTTGAATTGTTTTCATTTCCATTTTTCTTTAGTTTTACATAAATATCTGGTTGAAGAAACACATTTGATTTTTTCGCTCTTACGGTAAATACAAAAAGTCTTTTTGTTGTTTCTGCGTCTGTAGTTACACCACTGCTGCTTACGCTGTAGCCTGGGTCAGTGTAGTAAGGGAAATCACCAACAGTTTTTCTTTTAAATAATTTTTCGTGCTTTCTCCACTCAACTTCGCTAATTTCAAAGTTTGCTGCTTGGGCATTCCTATAAGAGTCTAAAACATATACCTCTAGATCATCGTCTCTGGTTAAAGGGGTTGCAGGACTTGTGGGATTAAGTTGAAAAGCGTTTTGTTTCCAAACCCTCACTACATAGTAAATAGTATTGCCTTTGTACACGCTTTTATTATCTGTGTTGACTGGGACTGCAACGGCAGTTTGACCCCCAGCCTCATAGCAATCTACGGTCCAAAAGTATGCTGGGTACCCAGCTTGATATACAGAGTTTGCATCCTGTACGGAAGAAAGGTTCTTATATGTCCAAGCCATTAGTTAACTCCCAGTCCATTCACCTTAAACTCATCATTGATAGCCTTCTTTAAGCTAGAAGCAACTCTGGTAATCTCTGCACTACCTAACTTATCTACCTTAAGCTGTAAGTCTACCTTTACGTTTATTGTTTGATTACTAGTCACTGATCCAGATATAGATCCAGATCTTCTGTATCCCGCTGCACCTGTAGTTTCCATAGCCATGCCAGCAGTTGCAGGGTTGTCTCCACCGATACCTGCTTGTTCCCTAGCCATAACTGCATCATCTAAGAACTTGGTATAGTCACCGGTATTGTGGGATACCCACCTAATCCAGTTTCTTCCTTTGTTCGTCATGTGATATGCAACTTTGGCATTAGTTGTGGGATTTAAAAGATCACCAAGCCCTTTTAATTTAAACTTGGTACCGTGATAGTTCCACTCTTTCTTTATTCTATCGTCATAGTTTTTGCCATCCATATTGATCTGGAATAGGCCATAATCCTTACTACGCTTATTGATAGTTCCAGAATTACCACCAGATTCTGCCAATGCAACAGCAAACGCAGTATCTAAAGCTTTTCCTCTAAAACCAATATTGTGTAAGAACTGAATTAGTCCTTTTCTACTTCCCCCAACCATGGACCCACTGTCACCAGACACTTTATCTATGGTGTTGTTTAAGAAATGTTTCCCACCAGATTTTCCAAATCTTATGCCTTGTTCAATATCATCTGCCGGAAACTCTCTTTGGAAATCAGCAAAGTTTACTGGGGCTCCAGACATCATAGAGCTGCTTAAAGACTCACTTAATGGCACACTGCTTAGGTTAGACAGCGTTCCTTCAAAACGCAGCCCCTCTCCAGAGTTACGAATAGTTTTGCTTTTAATGTCTTCTTTTTCTTTACCTATTCCTAGAAATCCCTTTACAGCACCAAAGATGTTGCTTACAGCGCTCTTAACACTACTTACTAATTTACCAAAGAAACTCTTAGGGTTTACTCGCCCTTGTGCTCCAACTCCGCCAGGATCTCTAAGCTCAAAGTGAAGGTGAGGACCTGTAGAAGTACCTGCTCCAGGGGCACCCCTCTTACCACCAGACTTTGCGATTACATCGCCTTTGTTTACTTGCTGCCCAACCTTTACTAAAATTTGGCTTAAGTGTCCGTAAAGAGTGCTCTTTTTTCCGTGATTTAGAATTATGTAGTATCCGTATTGCCTATGTGTTCCGGCATGTGTAACCGTACCGTTAGCTGCTGCAACAATTGGAGTACCTACTTGTACACCGTAGTCAATACCCCTGTGGTATGCAGAAATTTGTGGGTTCTTTGAGTTATCTCGAGGACCGTAATGAGAAGTAACTCTAGTACCTGCCGGGACAGGCATACCAAATATTTGACCTTTAGTGTCTTGATTGCCCGGACCCTTACCTGTTGTAAATCCTTTTTGTGGAGCAGACATAGATCCGGCAGGCATATTCTGCATACTTGTGCTGTTGTCTCCACCAACACCACACTTATGTGGCCCAACATTTCCGTGAGTGCAGTCGCCACCTTGTCCGTAAGGATTTGCTATTGATCCCACTCCACCAGCCACAGTTCCTGCAACTGCTCCAGGTATACCGCCAGCAGCTAAACCAGTTAACGCACCCTGGCCTAAATCAAACATAAAGTTACCGCCAGCACGAAGCCAGCCAGGACCCACCTGCATCCTCTTTTGTAAAAACTCCATGCCTTGATATACGCCAAGTGCAAGTCCAGCTCTTCCTAATCCTTTTACAAAAGGACTTTTAAATCCGCCCTTAAATAAACCTTTTGCTTTTGCTAAGTATCCTGCTGCACCGGTAGCTCCTGCTGCTGCAGCTGCACCACCAGCAGTAACGCCTCCCGTAGCTGCTGCAGCACCGGCAGTTCCCGCTGCATAAAGTCCACGCATCTTAGAAAGCATGTACATATTCATTCCTACACTTGCTGCAGTACCGGCTACACCAGTTAGAGTAGCTCCGGTATTTCCTGCTGCAGGTAATGTTTGGAGTACGCCACGTAGTGTTCCCAATGCATTTGCAACGCCTGCAGCCTCTTCTGCTAGCTTGCTAAAACCATCGTTAACCGCAGCTGTTGTTCTCATAGCTACGTTGTATCCGCCTACTAAACCTTTTTCTGTAGCCTGTAGCTTACGAGCTTCGCTAGTGTTGTAGCGGAAGTTAGTTCGCATAGGGCTTTCTTGACCAACACCCAAAAGATCTAGTGCTCGGTTTGACCCTTTAAGGTCTTCTTTTTTTAGAGGGCTGTCTTTCTTTGCACGAGCAATGATTCCCATTTGGATAATTCCAGCAAGGTTTTGATCTCCACCAGCAATAGCTTGAATAGTTGCATAGCCTTTAGATCCTGGATTAAGAACTAAAGCGGCTTGTTCTGGAGTTACTTTTCGCCCACCGTATAAAAATCTATACGTGTCGTTAATAATTGCATTAGGTGGTCGTAAGTTTCCTTTAGTATCACGAGCTTGAACACCTATGCGAAGGAACCGCATAGCATTTATGCCGGCTAATCCTTGCGCCATCTGTTCGTTGGTGCCGCCAGTTAATGCACTTAAGCCACCAACTTGTGGCATAACATTTCTAAAGGTGCCGCTATTAGCTGTATAGCCACCACTGTACATAAGGGACATGGCCGCCATGGTTGGACCCATAGCGCTAGTTGCTCCGCCACCTACCGCATTGTTAGATCTTAATATTACTTGACGAGAATTAAGACCACTAATACCTGCTACAGCATCTGCACCTAAACGTTGTGTAACAGCAGCGCTTGTGTTTGGCATCATGCCCATACCAATAGCGCCTACAGCTGCAGTTCCTAGCCCTACCCTACCTGCAATAGTTGCTGCCCGTGAAGCTCCAAACGTGGGCATAGCACCCAAAGAGCTAGACATTCCCGAGGATGATTTACCGCCATTGGCGGCTTCCATATTTTTCTTTATCTTCTCGGTAACTTTTTCAACTTCTTTAAAGACCTTAAGCATTTGCTTTTGGCCTTTGTCCATCTTTGTAAATAGTTTATCGACACCAGAAGTCATCCCGCCAACGATATTATCGTCGCCAGCAGGCATCAAGTTTTCATAACTTGCCAATGCTTCCACCCCTAGGTCTACTAATTGCTCTGTCCAACCAGATCATACGTTCTCGCAAGCTAAGCCCTTTTAACTCTGTCAAAGACCACCCAGGATAAAACTGTGCTAGGTAATCTAATGAAATAATTAAATTTTCGTAGCTAAGCTCTTTACTGAAACAAGTCCGCTAAAGTTAGCGGAAGCGATACCTCCTGACCGCAAGTTGGACATTCTTTCTTGATTTGTTGAAGTTGTGGGCCGGGGTTGCGTTCTGATATAGCGTTTAGGATTGCTCTACGATCTGAGACGCTCATCTTAAGGACAGTACTTGAATCTAAGATGGGATTGCCGTTGATCTCTAGAACACAGCTCTTTAATACTATGGAGTCCAATTCTGGAGCTGTTTTATTTGTTGCTGTTACTAGTTGCTTTTGTACTACACCGTTTGGAAGCTTTACTTTAACGTCCCCAATTTTACATTTTACTGTAAATACTGGATCGTTTTCTAACTTCTTCATCGGCACATCTTTATCTAAATCAATTGTAATGCTTTTTGTATCTTCACACTTAGAACAGATTTGGCCTTCTATAGCTACTTCTGATCCAAAAGTAAGTTTTCTAATCTCTAACAACAGAAGTTCTCTGTCTCCAGCCAACATAGTATCTAAAAGATCCCTGTCTACTGGCGAATCATTTAGCTTAACAACAGCACGTTCTAGTATTGTCATTAAACCTTTTGATATATCTGAGATTCTTGCGATAGCTTCCTCGTCCGCTCCTGTAAGTTCTCTTACCTCAGCTGTTGAAATAAATTCACCAAACGGAACTTGTAACCCCGCTAACAAAGTTACTTGTGGATCAGAAGGCGGTTTGATTGGAGATTCCTCTCGAACCGCCTCCTGAGGCACAGACTTAAGTGCTTTTTCGGTTAGTTGATTTACCAAAGCGGGATTATCTACCGCGCTTATGGTTGTCGTATCAGTAGTCATTTAGTTTTCCTTATCTAATTTAGAGACTTAGTTTTGCTGCTGATCCTGCTGTAGTCAATCCAGTAGCAAATGAAACATCAAAACCTTCATGGACTAGAGTCATTTCTTCTACCATGAGGGTATTGCCACCCGCATCAAGATTGCTGTATCCAATGTTGGTAATCCAAGCATTGTACACCTTAAATCTCATAGAGGTGTGAAGGTCAGTGTCATACTGACTTCCATTTGATGCGTCATCGCTTCCGGTTAGTGCTTTTGGATTTGGATGACTTAGTACTTGAATATCTATGTCGCAGCGGAACTCAGCTCCTACCCCACTCTGAGCAGTTCCCGTGGAGATAGCGAATAGTCGCTTCATCCATAGGGCATGCTCCTTCTGTCCAAAGGTGATGCCTTTAGAAAGAGTAATTGGAGTAAATGAGCTTTGACCTGGTAACTGATGGAAGTTGGTATTGAATCCACCTTCGCGGTAAGCGATGCTTTCAGTAGAGACAGTTAATCCGGAAACAGAAACAAAACCCATCTTTCCGAACTTATCTCCCCAACCAGTGTCTACCGTACCTACTGGATCAAAAGATACCAAGAATCGAAAATTGCGAAATTGATCTGTAGCAATTTGACTCAGTGTATTTTGTGGATTTGACATGAGTTATCTCCTATGCATTTCCGGTTAGTTGGCTTAGCTTAATAACGATAAACTCAGCTGGATATTGCAACGCAACTCCAATTTCGATATTAACTATTCCATTTTGGATATCAGTAAAGGAGGTTGTTGAAGAGTCTACACGCACAAAGAATGCCTGTGCCGCAGTAGCTCCTCGTAAACCACCTGATTGCCAGAAGTTAAGAAGGAAACCACTCAGCGTAGTATTGAGACGTCTCCAAAGATTTGGATCGTTATTCTCAAACAAAGCAAACTGGCTTCTGTTCTCTAGTTCTTTCTTGATATAAATCAAAGAACGCTTTACGTTGATGTAGCGTTCATTTGAAGTATTGCGAAGTGTACGTCCACCCATTGACACAATTCCTGCACCAGGAACCTGGCGGATTGCGTTGATAGGTTTAGTGCTATTGTTTAACGCATCGAGTTCTGCGTTAGTTAGCAAACGCTCTGTAGCAACTACGTTTGCTAAAGAATTGGTTAGGCCTGCTGGAGTCTTAAAGACACCACGAGAAGCATCAGTAGCAAGGTACTGACCAACCATAGCTGCACCAGGAGCCTGTAGGCGGGTTGCGCCACCAGCAGCACGGAGGCTATCTGGAATTAAGGTCCATGGCCAGTAAGCGGCTGCAACTCCACCATCTGAATCTGGTGCTGCAGCAATTAGATCAGTCACATAAGTAGCGGCCTGTGCTCTTGTTTGAGCCTGTGGAATATCAACTACTGCAAAAGCGTCTCCGCGTAGTTCGCAGTAATTAACAAGATCTCCCTGTACGTTAAGGGAGAGGGTACGATCATCGTTACTTCCTGTTGGCAAGTAAATGTACGCTGCGTTAGGAATGTTAAAGACGAGTGGGTTTTGAATGGCATCAAAAGTTGCCAATCCATCTGAGTAATTAACTCTTGTTGGGGCAGATCCATTTGCACCTCCACTGAGGGCTTTTAAGCCATCAGCTTCTGGCATATTATCTGGAGCAACAGATGCTGAGTTTAGATCATTAACCCGTACATATACAGAGCCAGAATTAACTACTGACTCTACAAATCTTGGATCATTATCTACCAAACTTAGATCGGTAAACTGTTCTACAACAACGCCGCTTACAGATACAACAAGATTAAATCTATCATCTACTCCTGCGTCTGTTACTTCAACGGCAATGTTATTACCCCATGCACCTGCGTTTTCAGCTTCTACAGCGAGTGTGTTAAGACCCCCTGAAGCCCGGTCTGTTAAGATTACGCTAGCCTTTGCTGCACCGGTGCCAGTAATACGCTTTACGTAGAGCTGACGACCACCATTAGCAAAGAAGTTATATGCTGCCCAAGTTACTGGGTAAGTGTCATTTAAAGCACCAAAAATTTTGGTGAATGATGTCCAGGAGTTAAGCAATACTGGGGATGTTGCAGGTCCCTTTTCTAGGGGACCAACAAATGCACCAGCCGCTGTTCCTACATCTCCAAGAGCTACCGATTCTGGAAGCGGTACCTCGTTGATAAAGACACCTGGTCTACTGTATGTAGCCATATGTATTTCTCCTTGAGTTTAGGTTTATATTGTCTCGAGTTTCCATGTTATAGCGTTATTGTTTCGAATGGAGTGGCCGTGTATTGGATATCGATATTTGGATTTTGAGTGACCTTATAGACATCTGCAAACTCTTTCTGGAAGAGCTCAGAGCTAATTCGGACAGTGTAAACATTTCTAAACAAGCGCTTGTCTTGTTCAGTCGTGTCTCTTTTGGCAAACCCAATAAGATCCAGACGACGAATGCTTCGATCTTCTGGGATTACTAGGCCGCCAAATCTAAATGGGATACGAGTTGGTTTAGTTAACTCGTATATAATCTGCCGGTCATGTCTTGGTTGACGAGCATATGTAGTAATTTGATAATCTAGATATACGGGAATAGGAAGACTTGACCTATATTCTTGCCCGTCCACAGTTCCTTCAGGACTATATTTATGTTCTCCGGGAGTGAAGTACCACTCGCCACGCATTTCTCTTTCAGAGTCAATAGTTACATTTATTAAATCTATAGTGATATACGGATAGGATTGAAATCTAATTTCTGGATCAGGCTGCCCAAACCATACGCCTACTGGACGTGCTGAGTTACCTGAGTCAGATACCGTGATTCCAGACAGGGCTGCCTTTAGCGCCTGGTCCTCATTTAAAATAAATGGCATTAGAACAGCCCACCCTTCTTTAATACTCTATCAAAGTATGCAGTCATCTCTGTATCTTTTACTCCAGTCAAAAAATTACGAACTACTGGATTAGGTTGAGAATGCTCAGTACCGTATTCAGCATCCTCTACAGTTTGGGCATGCTTTGCTGGATAGGTAACTTTGTAGCTTAGATCAGAAGGGACAACCGTTAGATGTCTAGAAGCGCCAGATGGCCAACCAGATTGGTAGGCTTTACGGCGTAGCTGTGCAGTAAGTTTCTTAGCTGCTTTCTGCTGACCCTGTTGAATATGCTTCGAGATGAAGTTACTTACGCTTGTCACTTTTACCGAGTTTCGAGGAGAGTAGGTATCCTGCTACGAATCCCACCACTGCGGCCTTCTTCCCCTTTTCAGGAGTAGCGCCAACTAATCCTCGGACAAACTCTTGTTTATCAGCGTCTGTCTCGGCTTGCATCAATTTTCGTGCAAGATTAATCATCTCAAATCCTCCATCATGAGGCGTGCAGGGTATAGCAGGGTTCCGGGTTTCCCCGGCGTCATAGATAAGGATAAACAAGAAAGGCCCCTTTCGGGGCCTAACTGGTTACTTCTTTTTGTGCTTTTTTTTCTTATGTTCCCGCTTCTCTTCTTCGCGCTCGCCCTTTTTGCCTTCCTTGGCTTCATGGCGTTTTTCGACTTTCTTTTCAGCCTTCTTTTTTAGACGCTCATCGATCTTACGGTCTGCGGTTTGACTCTCAGGCTTATTACGCTTCCCATGGGCTGTGTCCAATTTTTCAAACTCTTCTTTTTCTTCTTTGGACATTCCTTTAGTAGTTTTGGCGTCCTGCTTTTTGTCATTTTTCTTGTTATAGGGAAGCCGCTTTCTAGACATTACATGCCTTTCTTACGAGGCATGGCTTGCTTTTTACCTTGTGCTTTAGAGCTACCCTTTTTACGGAGAATAGCAAAGTCACCGCTGTCAACCTTATTGTTCTTGTTGGCATCGAGTTTTTTCTGTCCACCTTTTAGCGCCATTATTTCCCTTTCTTGGCAGCCTTTTTACTGGCAGCCTTCTTCTTAGTACTAGCATACTTCTTGTTGGCAGCGGTTAGAGTCTTCTCGCCGTGCTTATCTTTGGGGCGCATACATCCGCAAGTTGCACACATGTCGGCCTACTTACAGCACTTGCACTTGCAAGCTTTGGTTTTGCACTTACCTTTTTTGCATCCACATCCAGCGCACATTATTTTTTCTTCTTTCTGGCAGCAGCCATATTGTCTACGAGGTTAGGATAGGGACGGCCTGCTGCCCGAGCCCTAGCCCTAGCAGAAGCCTTTTGCTTCTTGCTAAGTTTCTTTGATTTACCCGGAGTAGGATCTTTTTTATCCCAAACAGGCTTATCGCTTTTTGCCACTTTTTTTCTTCACTTTCTTAGGGAGCTTCTTACCCTTAGGGGTTTCACCCCCCCACTTTTCAGCCATTTTAGGGTCATTAGCATACATCCATTTACGCTGAGCTTCGGATTTAAAAGGCATTAAATACCTGGCACAGATCCTTCAGGATCCTCATAGAATGAGTATCTATCTCTAGGACCAAATGGGGTGTAGGTTGCGTACTCTGCAAACTGTGGGTCATTAATAAGCTCTTCAGCGTTTACCTGGTAGCAGACTACAGAAAATAAGGTGTAGTCATTAGTAATAATCCCCTTAGGTAGTACCTGTCTAGGGCTAAATACCTGGTTCTTAAATACAACGCGATCTCTTAAAAAAGCATCTGGGTTTGTAGGTAGGGCTCTTAATTCTGGGATAAGCAACGTCTCACTAGTTGATAGCGAGCTGCCTTCTGCTATATCCATATTTATTGTTATATTTAAAACGTCGGTGTTGTAGAAACCACGGTCACTAGGCACCGTACTGCCTTGTGTCAAGGTAGCGTTAATAACGGGAATGTGGTATGGGCCAACCCAACGACGTCCCCCAGTATTAGCTCCAACGTCGTATATGGGGTCAACAACAGTAGCAACAGGGTCATAAAGCCACCACTCTAAGTCATAGCCTACGGTACGTACTATTTCTTTTGTGGTGCCCTTAATAATCGATCCACGTTCATGATTGATCGTAAATCTGGAACCTTCGACTCGTTCTCCACGCATATAGAGAGTATATCCCTAAAAGACCTAACCTATAGGGTTTACAAAACCTACTTCTTTTGATGATCAATAAAAGGGTTATCCCAGGCATCCCTACCCCTAAAATATTTTCTTCCGGCTGAGTGGGGCTTTAGCATGTCCTCTTGTTGCCGTTGCCTAGCTAATTCGGTCCCGGCTTTGTACTCTAGCTCAATCTCTTCAGGGGTAAACAGTTCGTCTGCATATTTGATGGTAAAACGATCTGCAAAATATCTAGGTATTGGTATAAAAGCTCCAATAGGATCTCCTGCCTTTATAGTCACATAGATATTAGGTTTGGTGACTTTTAAATTAAAGGTAAAATCACGACTAAGATTATCAGTCTCTATTACCCCAGTCATATGCATAAGCCCGTGTTGAGGAAAATTAGGTGGGGTTATAGTCATTAAATTTATTCCTGGCGGAGTTCGATAATGCCATAAGTTTTGAATTGTTAATATTCCAGAACCAAAATGACCATCAAATCGTTGACATCTAGCGTCTTCATGTTTTTGATTTATTATAAGGCCATGTATAGAGTCGTCCCCATTCCAATGAACAGTTACGTCTCGTTCAGCTCTTACTATAAACCCATAAACATTTCCTATAGACAGCGGAAGGCAATAGTAAAAGTGAGAAGTAAACCAATCTCTTTTTTTAATTTCTGTCAGAGGTATTAAAAGCTTATCAATATCCTTTTTGTCTATCCCTGGTTGTGGTACGACAACTAACGTTTGTTTTGGAACAAAAGTGTCTTTATTAATCATGAGTTGGCACCCCTATTTTGCTTATGTTTAAAGGAACTATATACCCGGTTAATTTACAAAACTCATCTATAGTTTTTTTAGGGACACCATAAAAACCTTCAAGCTCTCCGCGTATAAATTTGTTTCCCCTAGAGGTATCATTTAACATGTCTAATTTGGGGTGGCCATCATTCCACGGCTTTACGTTACTTTGTATAGCTATTCTATCTTGCGAGTAAAAATGAAAAAATACCGGGTTATTAAAAAAAACTATTGGGTAGCCGTGATAAAAAGCCCTAATACTTAAACACATCTCATCACAAAAAAAATCTAATTCTGGGTCTTGAGGCACTTTTAACAAAAACTCTTTTTCAGAAAAAACGCAAGCTCCATGTATATAGTGGTGTTCTGTTAAGTCTTCGGCTTCTTTATAACTAGGCCAATTTCTAAACTGGGCACCTTCTAATACGGCGTGGGACATACGTAAAACCGGTCCTGTTTCTCTGTTTCCATTGGAATATAGTCTATACATCGCGGGGTATGCGCTCAAAACTACTGGGGAATTGAATTTTTCTTTTGCTTTTTTATATACATTTATTATGTCGACATCCCAATTTTTTACAGAAAACATGTGTGCGTCTATCTGAAGAACATAATCGTAATCGCTAAACATGGCGGTTGATAAAGATCGCGCCCAAGTTACGCCGTAAGTTTCTTTTGGATTTACCTTTAGATATCTTAAATTTAAAGTAGGTATAAATGAAAGATCTGGATGCTCGTAGTCTTGAGATACTACAGAGAATAAGATACGATCTTTATACTTAGCGTCTTCATAAAAAGAACGAACAGTGTGTTCTAATTCTATTTCTCTATATGAAGGGACAGAAATAAGTATTTTTTCATGCATTAGTACAACGCATACTCTTTAGATTTATCAAAAGTCCAAAAAGAAGCAATCGTGTACCTAGTGCTATCTTCTATTTTAGTTACGCCATGAAGATGTTCAGGATCACCAGGATGTATAGCTAAGTTTCCAGCTTTTGGTATAACCTCAAAATTATGCTCCGGGTAGTACGTATGACCCCCAGAATAGTTATCGTTTAAATAAATTATCGCTCCAAATACCCTATGCTCAAAACCTCTATGTTCTGTATTAGTCATGTCGTCTGCGTGAGGGGGTTGCTCCATTCCGGGAAACCAACGAATAATTTGAGTAAGATCTGCGTAAACTTCTTTGTCTAGGCCGTACTCAAACATAATAGCGTTTTTAACTTTTATGGTGGCTTCGGCAACAATATCTGCAACTTTAGGGTCTATGTTTTTTCTAAGGTTGGGAAGTCCTAAAGCCCTATTAGACCAAAAATCATTGCCCGCACCCTCCCAAGTATCTACTTTAGATACGGTGGTTACTACGTATTCGCAATCTTCTTTAGATAAAAAATTTGATACTACTTTTGGATTAAACATTTTAGCCCTCTTAATCTTCCGTTTTAGACCATTTTCCTACGGGACATTCCGCAAGTTTTAATTTAGTTTTTAGGTGCATTAAACAACCGCATTTTTTACACTGGTTTGTAGATTTTGTAAGAAATTCGCAGCCCTTACAAATGTTAAACCTAAGCTCAGCTATAGCGTCGGTAGTGTAATTATCCTTATTTAAAAGTTGCCAAGGTCTAGTTTCTCCTTGAGCTTCTTTCATATCTTGGAGTTTTTGCTTATATTCTTTCCATGCAGACATGCGTATAGTGTACCCTACTTAATTGGTGTAGGGTAAAAAGGCGGTTCCGTCATGCACCCAACCAATAGAAACTTCTTGGGAGCAGGGAAATACATGGGCATCAGAGGATAAACCAGCCTGAATCCTATAAAAATCTTCTGGATCCATATCCTCTTTAACATAGGTAATTGTTCCTACTACATCCTCATCAACAACCACAGCTACCCTACAGATACCTTCTGAAACGCTCTCAACTTCTGTAGCCGGATATAGCATTTCAGAGTCAGAATAAAAAATTCCATCCTTATATGTGTACGTTTTGTCCACGTTAGGGTAACGGTCGATATTTATGACTGATGGATCAGAGCTAAATGCCGCAATCCATCTGTCCCAACTTCTTGTACTAATATCGCTGGGTTGATCAGGTAGGTCCATAGTTAAGAACACATCGCCTTCAACAACAAATGCAAATCGTTTTGTTAGCAAACGATGCCTCCCAAGTTAGTACAGTTACCTGCACAGCTTACGGTACCCAGTCTAGCGCACTCTCCGCCAGGGCCATAACCGTAGACTTCACAGATATCTCCTTGGTTAGGTACACAACCTGGAGGTGGTGGAGGTGGTGGAGGTGGTGGTGGAGTGGTATTGCACCCACCGCTGTATCCGTCATATTCACAGAATCCTAGATAACACCCATAACAAGCTGGACATGAAATTCCCGCACACGGATTTGACGGTGGAGGAGGTGGAGGAGGAGGTGGTGGTGGAGGTGGAGGTGGTGGCGGAGGTGGAGGTGGAGGTGGTGGCGTACAGCTATCCTGACATACGTAGGAGTATCCAGTTATGCTTCCACAACAATTATAATTTGCTATACGCAAGGCATTACCGCAACACTCAGCTCGGTATACAGTTCCTGAAGGTATTTCATCACACAAACCGCAGCAACCGCAATCGTTACATCCACACGGTGCAGGAGGAGGTGGAGGAGGCGGAGGAGGCGGAGGCGGAGGAGTGCTACAACCAAGACCAACATAGTATGGGCTACCATAGTTTGTAGTTCCATCCGAACACTTAGGCCAATAAGTTTGATAGTTAGTGCATCCCGGGCAAGATCCATCAGGGCAGCTTCCGCTACCTACAGGTCCTTGAGTACTTCCATATTGAGTGCCACAAGTTAATGTAGGGCAGCTGCTTCCAGAGCCGCCACTACCCCCGCAACCAGAAACGTTTACAGCAATACAATTACCATAGCTCGTAAGGGTAGCTGCAGGACAACCATCAGTAGTATAGACCCCATCACAGAGTCTTCTATAACCGGTGTAGTTTCCTACGTAGGAATCTTCCCCGTTACATGTAGGTTGTGTAAACGTATAGGTTTCACAAGATCCACATTGAACAGTACAAGTACGAGCAGTAGCAAAACTACCAGTTTCAGTATAACTATTGTTACAGTTATCAGTTCTAGTCCTAGTAGTAGCTGTACCGGATTCAGTGTTGTTAACGCAGTTACCGCTCCAAGTAATACCGCTGTATGACCATGCTGAGTACGAAGTGATAGTACATCCTCCTGGCCCTGGTGGCGGAGGAGGAGGTGGCGGTGGAGGTGGAGGCGGTGGTGGCGGAGGTGGTGGTGGAGCTACATATCCGCATACCACCGAGTTAGATTCTACTAATTTGTCTAATATAAATTCATTATTAGTAACTCCTGCAGAACTATATCGAAGGTACCCAAGACGTTGACGTCTATTTACTCCGCTGCAATACAACTCATTGAGAAATGTACCGACTTGATAAAAAGATGAAGTCGCTTCGGTAGTTGCGGGAGACGTTATGTAAATATTGTCTGCAGTGCTACCCTGTTGATCAGAACTTAAAGTTTTAATTAACCCAATATAAGTACCTTGAACAGGAGATGGGGGAGTGACTATTAGCGGCACTGATAATTGAGTAGTTGCTAAAAGATCAGAATAAGCGATTATCCTTAACGTTCCGTCTAAAGATTTTACAGAAATGCTATTTATAGACGTGTAGGCAGAACTACTATAATTTATTACCGCGGTATATACCGTTGATCTTGTTCCCGACACATTTCTAATAACATCAATAGATGATAGGTATACGCCATCAGACAACGAGTATCTAGGTACTGCTGCCCACCAATTATTAGAGTCTGTTACCCAAAAAGCTAACCCGACACCGCCGCTAGTACTTACCCTAGCGTCAAAACTAGAGCTATATAAATCTGCTACGGTTAATGCATTGCTGCTGGGGCTTTCATCACATGATGCTTGTTGAGACCCATTTACTTTCCAAACACCACCACCAAAAGACAACCATGTTTGTCCACTTTCAGCCGTTCCCAAAGATGATACGGAAGACGCTCTGCTAAAGGTGTCCTCTATTCTAGAAGCAAACCATTGACGCCATTGACCATTAACTTTAACGTAGGCAGCAGTAACGGTTTTCCATTGACCGCTTATTTTAACTGAAAGACGAGACGCCGTCCTCCAAGTACCGCCAACCTTCGCTTGACCTGGCATTAGATATACTGCACCCAGAGATCTCCGTCGTTACCTTGCCCAGATGATGGGGCGTTAGTAGAGACGAATGTATTTCTAACAGCAGCTTGTCCAGGATTAGCTGTAGTAACTGTTCCGTTATTTACAGCAACTGCGCCAATTGATGCCGGAGTAATTCCTAAGCTAGCTGGGTTTAGTTGTGGACTACCAAATTGTTCCCACTGTCCGGTATTTGCGTTATATCTTCTAATTGCCATTAATTTACTCCATAGACTAATGCGGTACCACTTAAAGTTCCGCTAGAGGCTGTTAAGGTTAAAGTAGTAAGTGCAGCAGTATTTTTAAATGCTGATGTAGAATCTACTACGGTAACTACATCAGAAGCGTTTGTGTACACCCCCGTCAAAGATGCCCAACGAAATAAATCTGTAGTTACCACGTCTGGGATTTCTAATTCAAAATGGTTTGTAGTGATGCCGGTTTTTACGTTTGCTAAAGAGAATAAAGACGAGGCTGTAGGGGCATAGTCTGTGGTATTTCCATTTAGAGTAAAGGTTATATTTCCGTTAGAAGATACTGCCAAGTTTCTAAAAACTACATACACATCTTTATATGCAGTAAAAGATATTGAAACGTTTGCAGAAGAACCTAATAGGGATACTCCGGAAATAAAGTTTTTTCCAGCATTATTAAAAGCATCAGCATCTAACCAGATGTCGCCTTCAACAATTCCCGAGGGAGTGTTTGGTCCTATAAATACTCTACGACCCGGCTTATCGTCAGTAAATACGATTCCTGTCTGGGGTTGACCATTATTCTGAATAGCCATGGTTACGCTACCTCAGAACCGAATGCCTGGAATGTTAAGTTAGCTGTAGAAGCTACTACAGTAATGGTATCTGAAGCAGATAGTGTAACTCCCAGAGTAAACGTGGTTGTAGTGTTAGCTGGTACAGAGGTGTCATAAGCAAGATACTGCTTATTATCTAAGGCAGCGTTATCCTCACGAATAGCGATGCGGTAGGTTGCAGCAGACGTACCTCGGTTGCAGATTACGATGGTGGATACGACAGCCGCACTACCTGCGGTTGAAGGTACTGCGTATAGCTGACTACCTCCAGATACGTTAGCTGCCGGGGCTACTTGCCCTAGGATCTTGTATGTTGTTGCCAAGGGATTGCTCCTTCGAATAAAACGCTAGATTAGCTGTAAGGCGTTGGTCATTTGGGTTCAATTCTACGGCCTTAGCTCCATATTTAACGGCTTTATCAAAATCTCCTAGGTTGTAATAGGAGATGGCTGCATAGTCCCAGGGGGCCGATCCCCAGGCAAATTCTTCACATAGATAGTCCAAAGGCTTAGCCTCAATATCTATGGCCTTAGTTGCTGCTTGATAGCAGGCCGTCCACATACTTCTCTCATAGTAATACTGCGCTAGCTCTACTAACGCTTCCCGTCTTCCGGGATCTTCATTATGGGCTTTAAGCAACCACTGCTCTCGCTCATCAGAGTTTTCTGACATTTTTGCAATATAGCGCATAGATGCCGCACGTTCTGGTCTCCACACTGCTTTTGGAAGACTTAGGTGCCTTTTAAACTCAGCGATAGCCTCTTCAAATTGTCCATAGAAAAATAACTCTCTAGCATAATAAAAAGCATTTCTATCGTCATATGGGTCTTCTTTTACTGATTGAGCTAATAGTGGAAAATATTGTGATCTGGGTTTTTCATTATCCGGATAGTGCTGAATTTCTAATCCTATCCAAGTCTGTACTTCGTCTATGCGGTCTGCAGTCAACACTTCGTGTACAGGATGTTTCCAACGATATCCATGTCTAGCGTGAATTTTATCTCCACCGTATTCTAATCCTGGCGACCCATCCGGATTCCAACTCCAAGTATATTTATATCTAGGGCGGGTTGTTTCTTTTGAAATGTTGTCCAAGTATTTACGCCAACCGGACACCAACACTTCATCCATGTCTAAGGCTATGCAGAAATCTATATCGTCTGGAATTAATGAAAGCGAAGCGTTTCTAGCATCATCAAATCTCCAAGGTTTTATGGAGATAGGAATTACGCTTATGCCAAGAGACCGACCAAGATCAACGGTGCCATCGCTAGAGCCAGTATCAGCAATAAGGAGATAATCTGCTTCTTTTGCGGATTCATACCACCTCTTTACAAAGTGCTCTTCGTTTAAAGCTATTGTATATACGGCTATTTTCATACGCCCTCGCAGTCATATTATTCTTCTGGAAAAACCAAATCGTATCCGATAACCTTATCGTTATCATCTCTGACTTCAAATTTTTCAGCCCCTGTTTCTGGGTCAATGCCTAAGCTTACTCTAGTTGTCATGATAGTCGTCCCCACGGTGCTACGGTTGTAGCGCTAAGTGAATTGGATGTAAGTGGTAAATCTGATTGAAGAGGCACGGTTCCAGAAATTCTTGGGGATAAGGAGCTAATAATTCCGGGCACAGAGTTATAGGCAGTGTAGACGGTGGGGGAAGTAGACCCAACCCAAATAATACCTAAAGCGTATCTTTGTCCAGCCTGCAATGTGTAGTTTGCGGGATACCCACCAACGATGTCAAAAGACCGGTTATACAAAGTATTTGTAGTTCCAAACAATGTTACGTCAGACGCAGTTCTGGCTACCAAAGTAGCTGTAGTACCATCAAACGTATAAAGCCCCAAACGAGCAAGAGTAGTTCCGGAAGCGCCGGTATTAGCAGACACTACAGTTAATGATGAAATTGTTATGTTTGACAGCGGTGTGAAAAACGATAGGTATGTGGTGCCGTTTGTTAGGGCAGCGCTTGAGTTTCCTATTCTAGGGTATACGTCTACAGCAGACGCAGACTGGTTTAGGTTGGAAACGGCATAAGAAGCGGGAACAACGCTAAGCCATTCTAACCCTGTTGCAGTTGAGGAGTTAGTCGTAAGAGCATACCCATTTGTTCCAGCAGATAAAATACCCACTGTTCCAGCTGCAGTTCCAGCAAGAAGATCTCCCTTTGCCGTGTACTGGTGCGTACCTAACAGTGTAGTTGTACTAGTTGGTAGGGTAAGGGTTCCGGTATTGCTGATAGTGCTAATTGTTGGCGAAGTAAGCGTAAGACCAGCAACAGTACTTGCTGTTCCTCCAAGAGAAACAAGAGTAGACCCAATAGTAAGGCTGCTATTTTCAAGCTTAACATTAGTTACATTTGCATCCACAATTTTTGCAGTTGTGACTGTTCCGTCTGTAGGAGTACGAGTATCTATAAACCTAGGGTCAGAATCTTTAGCTAGTTTAACCCAAGAACCAGCATGGGCATAATATGAATACCCAGTGCCGTGAACATGTGCAAACATGCCGTGTTTAAGGGTTGCGCTTGGTAGATCTTCTTCGGTGTTGTAAACTTCCCAAGTAATATTTTCTGTTTCAATTAAGCTTTGGTCAAGACCTAATACTGCAGCTATTGCTGTTCCAGTATTTGTAATAGGACCAGTTACTGAAATTACCCCTGAAGGTCCAGTAGGCCCTAGATCTCCTTGAGGTCCAGTAACACCTTGAATTCCTTGTGGACCAGTTGGGCCAGTTGCTCCTACAATCTGTCCTGCGCTATACCACTGTGAGCCGTCCCAGACGTATATATCTCCGTTCTCATCAACTATATAAGCGTCATTTAGTACGTTACCTGTAGATGGTAGTGCGGCAACAGTTGCAACACTTCCTTTAAGAGTTATAGGAACGCCCTGAGCTCCTTGCGGTCCAGTAGGACCTGTTGGTCCCGTAACTTGTGAATCAGCGCCAGTAGGGCCGGTAACACCTTGTGCTCCTGTTGGACCAGTTGGGCCTGTAGGACCAGTAACTTGTGAGGCTGCACCTGTTGGTCCAGTTATACCCTGCGCACCAGTAGGTCCTGTAGGTCCTGTAGGACCAAGTGCACCTTGTGGTCCAGTTGCACCAATAGGAATACCAAAATTTAAAACTGCAGCGGTAGAAGTTCCACTGTTTGCTACTGTTGCATTTGATCCAGGATTAAGAGTAGTTGTTGTACCAACAGAAACTGTTGGTGTTGATCCCGTAGGTCCTGTAACACCTGAAGAATATGCAAGAGAGTTCCAAGGAGTTAAACCATTACCAACTTTAAAGCGACCGGTATCAGTTTCCCAACCAGCTTCACCTTGTGAAAGAATTGGGTTATTGAGGTTCCACTCGGAGGCAGTGCCTCGTCTAAACTGAATCTTTACTGCCATTTAAACTCCTAGTACATTTCCGCCGTTAAGAGTAATACCGCCGCCATAAACGCTATTTGGTGCTCCACCATCTACGTTGTCATTTTCTGGACCTGTAGGTCCTGTAGCTCCCGTAGGTCCAGGCTGAGTTGATACAGGCCCTGTCGGTCCTGTAGGTCCTGTTACTCCAGGTCCTGTCGGTCCTGTAGGACCAGTTATACCAGGTCCTGTTGGTCCTGTCGGCCCGACTGGTCCTGTAGGTCCTAAATCTCCTTGAACACCTTCTGAAATAAGAAGGCGCCAAACAGAGCCGTTCCAATACCAGGTCGTCTCACCAACAGTGAACTGTTGATC